ATTGGGAGCAACTAATGTTTTAGTTTATTCTAAAATAGAAAATGATGCTTCAATCCTGATTTTATAACTGGAAACCAAATCGCTAGAATAGGTATTGTAGAAAATCCAGAGGCTTATAACTCTACTGCAAACTTAGACTTATCTAAAGCAAGTTCACTTTATGCATTAAAACTAATAGGAGCAGGTTATACTACTGCTACCTTTAATTTGGATGGACAAGTAACTCAAACTATAGGTATAGGATCTACAGCAGTAGGAAGAGTGGTTTCTTATGATCAAACAACTGGTGTTTTGAAGTATTGGCAAGATAAAAGTTTAGTTGGATTTAATAGTGATGGATCTTTAAAAACAGATCCTACATATGGATATTCTTTACATGGATTTACTGCAACCCCAGATACTGGAGGATCAGTTAATATTGCTAGTAATGAAGGTACTTTAGGTATAGATACCAACTTTGGAACAGCAGGTAGTCCTGGTATAAGTACCATAATAAATAATAGAACATATTACCTTGGACAGAGTTTTAATCAAGGAGTCTCTAACCCCGAAGTTAAGAAATACTCTGGAAATATAATTTATGTTGATAACAGACCATCTATTACTAGGTCTGCTAACCAAAGAGAAGATATCAAAGTCATTTTGCAATTCTAAAGAATCATGCCACAGGAAACTAATTTAAACGTCGCTCCTTATTTTGACGATTTTAATGCAAAAGACAATTATTGTAAGATATTATTCAAACCTGGATTGCCAGTACAGGCAAGAGAATTAACAGGTGTTCAATCTATTCTTCAGAATCAGATTGAAAAATTTGGACAACATGTTTTTAAAGATGGATCTTCTGTAACTGGAGGAGGAATTAGATATAATGGAGCTTATACTTCTGTTAGAATACAAAGATCTAATGAAGGAATAGATGTTTCTTCATATCTTAAGGATTTAATTGGTCAAGTAGTAATTGGTAGTCAATCTGGAGTAAAAGCTAAAATAAAATCATTTATTGGTAAACCACTTAGCGGTAATTGGTATATTTTATTCATTTCATATTTAAATACTGGCGGAGAAGATAATGAAATATTTACTGCTGGTGAAAGCTTATTGTTAGATAATGAAGTATTAACCACTTTGAGTGGATTAAGTTTCCAACCAGGAGAACCTATAGCTCAAACTGTAGATGAAAATTGTTGTTTTACTGGAAGTGCAGCAATATTATCTAATGGAATTTATTTTGTAAGAGGATATTTTGTAGAAGTTCCTTCTCAAACTATTATTTTAGATCCTTATAAAAGTGATGTAACTTTTAAGGTAGGATTAGAAGTTAAAGAATCTATTATTACTTCTGATTTAGATCAAAGTTTAACTGATAATGCAGCTGGATATAGTAATTATACAGCTCCTGGTGCTGATAGATTGGGTATTAATGTAAGATTAAAATCTATAAGTGCATTTGATGAAAAACCATCTAATTTTATAGATTTGATGGAAATTGTTCAAGGAGAATTGGTTTATGTACGTCAAGAAACTGATTATAATGAATTAGCAAATGAATTTGCTAGAAGAACTTTTGATGAATCTGGAAATTACTATATTAAACCATTTTCTATTACTGCTAGAAATACTTTAAATGATTATGAAGGAAATAATGGTCTTTTCTCAGCAGATCAATCTACTTATAACAATAATGTTCCTAGTGAAAATTTAGGAACCTATAAAATTTCTCCAGGAAAAGCATATATTAAAGGTTTTGAAGTAGAAACTGTAGTCCCTTCATTTTTAGATTTTGAAAAACCCAGAACTACAAAAACTTTAGAAAATCAAAGTATAAATTATGTTACTGGTCCTACATTTACTTTAAATAGAGTAACTGGTGCTCCTCAAATAGGAATAGGTACTGATTATACTGTAAGTTTAAGAGATCAGAGAGTAGGTGCTGCTGCTACTACTGCTGCAGGACAAGAAATTGGTTTAGCTAGAGTCTATGATTTTGCTTTAGAATCTGGTTCCTATGATGCTTCTAATTCAAATATAAATGAATGGGATATTTCTTTATATGATATTCAAACTTATACTAATATAACTTTAAATACTGCTGCTACCTTACCTGTTCCTACTCACATTAAGGGAAAATCTAGTGGTGCTACAGGATATTTAAGATATGAAATAAACGCTGGAACTGCTCTAACTGCATATAACACTAAAGGTGAATTTATTACAGGTGAGCAATTTATTTTTAATGGAGTAGAGAGTGGAAATATCTCAGTAGGATCAACTGCATATAGCACTAGTGATATTAAATCTATACGTGGAACAGTCAGTACAGCAAATACATTTAGTGCTGATGTGAAACAAACTCCTATAGTTACTATAGGACAAGTTAATGTTAGTGCTGCTACCACTTCAGGATCATCTGCAGGAATTGCTACAGTTACAAGTACTGACCCTAACAAATTCTTTAGTGGTATTGCTACTGTTGGAAATATTGTAGAATACACTAATACTAGTATTAGTGGAGTTAATACTATTTCTTATGCTAGAATCACAGGAGTTTCTCAGAGATCATTAACTCTAGCAGGAGTTACCACTGTTGCTGGTATTTGTGAAGGTGGTTTACCTACTATAATTGCTGGAGATAGTAATTCTGGAGCAATCAACCCCTCTAACTTTAAGATACTTACATCTCAGTTCCAATCTTCTACTGATAATAACTTATATACTGCTCTTCCTAATAAGAATATATCTAATGTAGATCTAACAGGATCATCAATTGTTATTAGAAAGGAATTTGATGTATCTATTACTAATAATTCAACTGGAGCTGTAAGTAGTGGAAGTGCTGATGAGACATTTTTACCTTTTGATGAAGAAAGATATGTTTTAATTAGAACTGGAAATGGTGTAGATGATTTTGGAGGAACAGAATCACTCTCAGCAGATAAGATTAACTTTAATACAGGATCTACTGAAATTACAATCAATGGTTTGGGTAGCAATAGTGCTGCTAAGTTGATTGCTACTTTGAGAAAAATTAATGTTAAGGAGAAAATTAAAGAAATAAAGAAAATTAATACTTTAACAGTAGTAGGATCAGCAAATTCAACATCTGGTATTGGAACTACCACATTAAATGATGGTTTAACATTTAATGAAGTTTTTGGAACTAGAGTTCAAGATGAAGAAATTTCTTTAAATGCACCTGATGTTATAAAATTACATGGTGTATTTGAATCCAGTGATTCAAGTGCTCCAGTTTTCCCTAAAGCAACATTATCATCTATTAATAGTTCTACAGCCAAGACAGGAGATCTATTAATTGGTGAAAAATTTGTTGCAAGTACAAGTAAATTTACTGGAATTTACGTTAGTAAAGATACTGATGCTGTTATCAATTATATTAAATTAAATGATGCTACTCTTAAAACAGGAGAAACTCTTACATTCCTAGAATCAGGAATTACTGCTACTGTAGCGGCGCTTGCATTAGGATCTAATAATATTACTGAAGAATTTACATTAGACAATGGACAAAGAGATACCATCTATGATTATTCTAGACTGGTAAGAAAACCTGAGTATGATGCTCCTTCTAAGCAATTAAATATTGTCTTTGAATCTGCCTATTTCACATCATCAGATGGTGGAGATGTGACCACAGCTAGTTCTTATGATAATTTTGATTATAAGAACTTACCTAAAATTAATGATGACAGAGTTAGTGATATTATTGATATAAGACCTAGAGTTTCTGATTTTTCAGGTACTTCACGTTCTCCTTTTGAATTCTTAGGTAGAAGTTTTACTGCTGATGGAAATTCAGCTAAGAATATCTTAGCTTCTGATGAATCTAGTTTATTGGGATATTCTTATTATTTACCAAGATATGATAAAATTTATTTAAGTAAAGATGGGTTATTTGAATTAGTTATAGGAACTCCTTCAGAAAATCCAGAATGGCCAAATGTAATTGATGGGGCATTGGAGATTGCTTCTGTTAAATTACCAGCTTATCTTTATGATATAAATGATGTCAGCATATCTCTTGCTACCTATAAGAGATATCAAATGAGTGATATTGGTAGGTTAGAAAATAGAATTGAAAATTTAGAGTTTTATACTTCATTATCTTTATTAGAAGATAAAACTTTGAATATGCAGATTACTGATGTAGATGGATTGAATAGATTTAAATCTGGATTCTTTGTGGATGATTTCTCAGATACAGATCATCAACTTAAAAAGACAATAGTAAAGAATTCCATTGATTATAAGAATGGAGAATTACGTCCATCTCCTTATACTACAGAACTTGATCTTAAATTAGACTTGAATAGTGCTAATGGAGTCACTCAAACTGGTAGGGTATTAACTTTAGATTATGATAATGTAGAATATGTTAATCAACCTTTTGCTACAAGAGTTGAGAATGTTACTCCTTATCTTGTAAATTACTATAGTGGAACTATAGATTTCCTTCCATCATCTGATGTATGGGTAGATGAAGTTGTACTTACTGCTAAGAATGAAGATCTTACTACTTATACTGAAGATAAAGAGCAGTTAAGTGCCTCTGAATTTGATTCAAGGACTGGATATGGTCCAGTAACTTGGGGTGGTTGGAATGAGAATTGGTCAGGAAATACAGGAACTGCTACTAGAATAGCAACTAAGAAATTAGTTAAAGAAACATTTAGTACTAGAAATGAAGGTCCTAAGGTAGTCAACACTCAACTAGCTTCTCATATGAGATCTAGAAATATTAAGTTTGATACTCAAAGATTAAAACCACAAACTTCAATTTATGCTTTCTTTGATGGTCAAGATATAAACAAATATATTATTCCTAAACTTTTAGAAATCACAATGACTACTGGAACATTTGCAGTAGGTGAAACTGTTATAGGAACAGATAGTAATGGAAAAGAATTTATTAGGTTTAAAGTAGCACAGGCTAATCATAAACGTGGACCTTTTGATGCTCCTACCACAACTTACAAGAATAATCCTTACTATCAATTTACTCCTTTATATAAAGGATTAGCAATCTTAGTTGATAGTATTGTTCCACTTCAATCAGATGCTGCTTCTACAGATTCTTCTCCTTCAGGAGAAGTAGTAGTTCTTCCAGAATCATATTCTTCTACATCTAGCATTCTTAATATAGATATGACTAGTTTGGCTGATAAATCAGATAATACTTATTATGGATATGTAGAAAAGGATCTTAAATTAGCAGGTCAAACTTCTAATGCTCAAGCAAAGGTATCTAATCTAAGACTTAGAAGTGATAATGTTGGTAGTGTAATTGGATCTTTCTTTATTCCTGATCCTAATGAAACTACATCTCCTAAATTTGATACTGGTAAGAAGATTTTTAGACTTACAAGTAATAAAGTAAACAGTCAGATACCTGGAAATGTTACTACAGATGCTACACAGGTATTTGAATCAACAGGATCTTTAGATACTGTTCAGTCTACTGTTATTAGTGTGAAAAATATTCATACTGATATTTTAACAAGAACAGAAACTAAGGCTATAAGTCGTGGTGGTAGTAGTAGTAGTAGTAGTTCAGGTCCAAGATACAAGATAGTCAA